GTTGAAGCTCTACAGCAGCGCTTTGATAAAGTTCTTGATGAGAAAGCTCAACTTGAGCAAGAGCTTGTTGAAGACAAGATGGCTGATATTGTTGACGAGAAAGTCAAGGATCTCACCGAGTCTCAAAAAGAGAAGTTCTTCAAAGTGGCTTCCAAAGTCAAGTTCCAAGATGAAGAGCAGTATACTGCTTCTATCAATGAGCTTTACGAGAGCTACTTCCCCACTGAGGGCGGTGACTTCCTAACTGAAGAGCAACAACGGCTCGAAGAAGAAACTAACAAGCCTGTTGGTGATGATTGGCTCTCTCAAATTCTTAGCCGAGTTTAATTTAAAACTTCACCTTAATAAATACTTATAAGCAACGATAACTAAAGAGGTTTACTCAAATGTCTCAGATGATCACTGAAAAGGTAAAGGAACTTGTTGAATCCGAAAAGTTCCCTACCATTGGTAACGATTACAAGAAGTATGTTACCGAACAAGCTCTAACCACTCAGCTTAAGTACATGCAGAGTGTGAACGAGGCTTCTGCTGATGCTTCTACTGCTACTACTGGCGTTTCCAATTGGGATCCTATCCTGATTCGTATGGTTCGCCGTTCCATGCCTCAGCTAATGGCTTTTGATCTAGCTGGTGTCCAGCCAATGACTGGTCCCACTGGTTCAATCTTCGCCATGCGTGCACGTTACGATAGCCAAACCGGTGATGAAGCACTCTTTAATGAGGCTCGTACTGGTCAGTCTGGTACTGGTGCTAACGCTGGTGATACTTCTGGTTTCCCAGCCGACGCTTTCGGTTCTGGTGATCCTGCTGCTGGCACTGCTACTGGTACCGGCATGGATCTAGCAACCGCTGAAGCTCTAGGCACTGAATCTGGTACTCCTTGGAACGAAATGAGTTTCACCATCGAGCGTACCGATGTATCTGCCAAGAGCCGTAAGCTAAAAGCTAGCTTCTCTCGTGAACTTCAGCATGATCTTCGTCAGATCCATGGCCTAGATGCTGAAAGCGAACTAGCTAATATCCTTTCTACTGAAATCACTGCTGAGATGGACCGCGAACTACTTCGCACCATTAACATCTCCGCTCTAATCGGTGCTCAGGATTCCGCAGTTCCTGGTATGTTTGACCTAGCAGCCGATTCTGATGGCCGGTGGCTCGTAGAGAAATTTAAAGGTCTACTCTTCCAGCTTGAGCTTGAAGCTAACCAAGTTGCTAAAGATACTCGTCGCGGTAAAGCGAATCGTGTAATCTGTTCTAGCAACGTTGCTTCTGCTCTCAACATGGCTGGTGTTCTTGACTATAATCCTAGTCTTGCTGCCAACCTAAATGTTGATGAGACCAGCACCACTTTCGCCGGTGTTTTACTTGGCCGCTATCAGGTTCATATTGATCCTTATGCAACTGTTGATTATATCACTGTTGGTTACAAGGGCGGTAACGCTTGGGACGCTGGTGTGTACTGGTGCCCCTACGTGCCCCTCGAGATGGTTCGTGCCGTTGGTGAGGATTCTTTCCAGCCACGTCTCGGCTTCGCCACTCGCTATGGCCTAATTGCTAACCCATACGAGAGCACTCTTGCTGACGGTTCTACCCGTCCTGGTAAGGGCCTTGGTCAAGGTGAGAACCGCTACTTCCGCAAAATGCGTGTAGCAAACATCACTGGCTAATATCTTAGCTTAGTGAAAAACAAAGGGACCCAATTGGGTCCCTTTTTTCGTTGTTAATAACACCCCACTAACAGAATCGCTTTCGGCCTAATCATATAACCATATCTGTTATAAAACTCCCTAGCTTCTTCAACACGAACAGATTCAAAGACTAGAGTATCTGCAACGATTCCTCTCATGGCACACTCATTCGTACTAATGGATTTAGCATTAATGTGCGACGGTTGATAAATCGTGGGATGATAATGCTTCACCCTACATTGATTGTGTACAATCAATAGATGGTTATGTTCATCTTTAAGAATGTCTCTAAGTGCAGTTGAGTGTCCACATTGCCTACCGAGATTAACATGCACAGCAAAGTCCCAACTAGGAGTAAGAGTCTTTTGCATTTCCATTGATCGTTGCCCCTGGACTTTGGCAACGTCTAGCATGGACTCAATGAGTTCTTTTGTCTTGAATGTAGTAACAGTTTCAACAAGTTTCATTATTGGTTCCTCAATAATAGACAATAGTTACAGCAAGTCCTTTTGACTTGGCTTTGGTGATCATATCCTTAGTTCCTCTTGACTCACCGTCCCAAAACGCAAGTAGATCTGTTCCAATTTTTGCCATCTCTGAGTTCCGAATTGGGCCAGCAGCTCGGCCATGTTCATCCCATTTGGCAAGATATCGAATCAATGGAAGGTCATATACATGAGCATAGGCTTCTCCCATAGCGTCTGCACCTTTGGCACCACCAGAGACAATAGTAACTTCACCATCAATACTATGAACACATTGATGAATCTGCTCATATGCAAGAACATGATCAGAAAAGTTCCTTCCGCCCGCCACAATCAAGTATCTCATTTCTACTCACCAACGTTTAGTTTTCACTAGTGACCAAGAATCCCAATCAAGCTTGTCATATTTGTTAATGAAAAAGTTAATTGAGTTTGTATTCTTTGTAGCATACAGCTCCATCTGTTGTTCTTCTGGGTGAAAGATACCAATGAACTTGTCACCTTTCCACACGATACGAGAACCCTCGTTACTAAGTTCTTCTGAAATATACTTCTCTCCTGGAATCTCCATGTTCTCTAGAATGGCATGGCAATCATACACACTATATGTCTTATATCGAAATACGATCATTGTTTAAGCCCCAGCAGAAAATTTACGCCACTCAATCATGCCCTTGATGTGGAATCCGCGATTACCTAGTTCTTTCAACGTGCGTTCAATGAACTCCACCAGTGCTTTTTGCAGTGTAACAATGTCATTCACCATTGTCAACTTTGGATCAGATGCAAGATACTTGTCAATATCAGACTTTAGAATCTTTTCATGGAGTAAACCATACTTTGCATAGTATTGATCATCTTGCTTCCCGTTATATGCCTTCCAACGCTCCATTCGAATCTTTTCTTTGAAACCATAAAGCTCTTTGAGATTAATAGTTTCATCTGTGAACATAGTAAGCCACTTGGTATGAAGTTTTGGAATATCAAGTAGCGCACGGTCTAGATCAAATTCATCAATCTCCAAGTCTTTGGATGCCATATCTTTGACTTGTTGAAGTCGTTCTTGGATGCCTGACTGAATATCTTCAAATTGGTCTTTTACATCATCCGGTATATTGTTCATCAATAATAGTCCCGTCGGCTAATTGAATATGAAACTTGTTAAAAGCGAATGTTACATCAGTCACAAGTACATTTGAACCGTCATCATTGACTGCAAGTTGTGCTCCACCAAGTTCAATTGGAAAGCAATCACCATAGACAAATCGAGTTCCTGGTTGATTCTGTGCGTTTAGAGTAACAAGTTCACATGGTTTGACTTGTGATAGATGAGCATCATTGGTATTCTTACATAGCATCATCCACTTGAAGATTTCTACCCATTCATTGTAGTCTTCGGATAGAACAATTCCTACGGTGAGCGGACCATTGTCTACTTTATTAGATGGGAGTTTAAGATCTTTAGCACCTGCCATGAATGGTGCCTGCCCCATCGTTAGTTCATTGATATTACTCGACTGTGCCGAAAATGTTAGCTCTCTATTAGATCCAATGGTGAACAGATAATTTGTTGACCGTGCTTCGTTCTGATGTCCTGTACTCATGTTATCCTCGTTTAGAATGCATTCTAAGATGTCGTATGCTTGCTAGCTATATGATTTATTACGCTATCCTGCAAAAATCTCTAGAAGTGAATCTGGTGAATTCTAGATTAGTTCTAAGATGTTTTCTGAGGTGTTGTAAATAGATATAGATCATACACCTTCATGAAGAGAGTTTCCAAATGAAATCTTTTAAAGTACACATCAAAGAAAAGATTGTTCCATTTAGTGCATTTGTTTTACCTAGATCCCAAATGCCCCAAATCAAAAACACAGATCATTTCATAAACTATATTGAGCAATTGGGCATTAACACAACAAATTTTATCTCTTCTGTTACCGCTATCAACCCAACGCAATTTGAATATGATAAGTGGAAAGTTAATAATATCAAAATGGATTGGAGAAAAGATCCCGATTCTATTCAAACATCCAAACCCATTTTGATATCAGATGATAACTTTGTTCTAGATGGACACCATCGTTATTTTGCAGCATTACAATCTAATAATGAAATACCAATTATTCAGATTGATTTACCTATCAATAAATTGCTTAAACTCACTTTGGATTACAGGGATTTACATGGCTGATATTACAATAACGAAATTGAATTGTACATGGATGAAAGTTTTATGTAAAGAGAAGTACATGGAACTTGATATTCAAGATCGTTTTTCGTTCGAAGTTCCAAATGCTAAATATGACCCACGTGTTCGTTCAGGGAAATGGGATGGTGTGAAAAAACTTTTCAATCGCCAGACTAAAAAGATGCACATTGGTCTATTACTTGAGTTATGCTCCTTTTGTGATAAGAAAGGATGGGATGTTTATGTTGATCCTGATCTTTTGCCAGATGATGATCCATTAACTGATGATGATCTAAATGAGCTTATTAAATTCATTCAGCCTATGGATAATGGACAACCAATTGAGCCTTACGATTATCAATTGGAATCTGTGAAATACATGCTTAACATGGAGCGTTCTGTCGTGTTAGCAGCCACGTCTGCTGGCAAAAGTCTTATTATTTACTTAGCAGTACGTCTATATCAATTGATGGACGAACTTCAAGGTAAGACTATTTTCATTACAGTTCCTTCGATCTCACTTGTAGAACAACTCTATAATGATTTTGATAATTATTCTAAAGGAACTGACTGGCATGTCAATCAGTATTGCCAAAAGATTTCAAATAAGTATTCTAAGTTCGTAGAGAAACAAGTCGTGATCACGACTTGGCAGTCTATGGCAAAACTCCCATATGACGTGTTTGAAAATATCGGAGCGATTTTTATCGATGAAACACATTCGGCCAGCGCTGCAGTTTTAGGTTCTCTAATTGAACAAGCTACTAATACTCCAATACGTCACGGTTTAACAGGTACGTTAGATGGGACAGAGTGCAATGAATTAATTATTCAAGGTCTATTAGGACCAGCGAAACGCATCGTTTCTGCAAAAGACATTATTGAAAAAGGACGCGCTTCTGATATTCATGTCAAAATGACTGTGTTTGAACATAGTATGGATACTAGACAAAACTTTTTTGACATGACTCAATCAGTTCCACCCAAAAGAAAATATCACAGTGAGATCGAATTTCTCAATCAACATCAACAAAGAAGAGAAACGATTAAAGGAATCATTGAGTCTTTGTCTGGTAATACACTAGTCTTATTTGATCGAGTCGAAGAATATGGTCAAGAGTTGTATGAAGATTATAAAAAACTTTATCCAGATACAACATTCTTAATGATTGGTGATGTTGGAAGTGCAGAGCGTGAAGATATTCGTACTGGAATGGAAGATCATGACAATGCTGTTATTTGGGCAAGCTATGGCGTTGCGTCAACTGGTATTTCAATTAAGAAGCTCCATAACTTGGTATTAATTTCAAGTTCTAAATCTAAAATACGTGTTCTTCAGTCAATTGGTAGATTGATGCGATTACACGCAACAAAAGACAATGCTCAAATTATTGACATAGTTGATGATCTCACTTATCAGAAAGAACCCAACTATACGTTAAAGCATGCTCAAACACGTTTAGATTATTATTTACAAGAAGATTTCAAAGTGGATTTTTTAAATCTAAAGCTCTAGAAGCCTTTCTAGAGAACCAATCCGTATAATCCATTGCGTTTGGCTATAAAAGCTTCTAGAAGTGAATCTGGTGAATTCTGGGCTGGTTCTAGAAGCTTGCTTGGTCATGTCATGCAAAAATTCCCGCGCGCGATAATATATTATTGCAATGTTCTTAAATATTACCAATATATGTTCTTATAGTATTAATA